AGGTATGCTTGCCTGGACAGACAACAGCAGCAACCGATACATAGCGTCTGGCACTTACAACAAGCTTTTTGCTTACACCAACGCAGGCGTGAAGTATGACATTACGCCAGTTGGATTAAGCGCGGGTAGAGAAGATGCAGCCGCCTTTACTGCGTATGGTAGCGGTTTCTATGGCACCCTAGCTTATGGCGTCGCAAGACAAGACACAACAAACATTCAACCTGCAACGGTTTGGAACCTACAGCCTTGGGGAGAGCGTTTGTTAGCTCAAAATGCAGATGATGGTAAGATTTACGAGTGGGCGCTAAACACTGGCACCCCTGCTGCGTTATTAAGCAATGCCCCAACTGGTAACGAGGCAATCCTTGTAACTGAGGAAAGATTTGTTTTTGCGTTAGGTGCAGGCGGTAATCCTCGAAAGGTGCAATGGTCAGATCGAGAAGATAACAACACATGGACGCCTGCTACAACAAATGAAGCCGGTGATTTAGAGCTTGCGACTACTGGCACGATTATGGCGGGTGTAAACGTGCGTGGTGGTTCTTTAATCTTAACAAGCAGAGATGCGCATTTCGCAACATACCAAGGGCCGCCGTATGTTTATGGGATAGAGCGTGTAGGTACCGCTTGTGGTTTAGCGGCTGCATTAGCTTGCGTGGTTGTTGATCAAGGCGCGGTGTGGATGGGGGTTAACTCATTCTTTGCATATAATGGTAGCTCAGTTGCAGAGCTAAATAGCGAAGTTTCTGACTACGTATTTAACGACATAAACAAAGCGCAAATAAGCAAGGTGTTTGGCGTGTCTAACAGCTTGTATAACGAGATTTGGTGGTACTACCCATCTAGCGGCTCTACAGAAAACGACAGATACGTGGTGTATAACTACTCAGAAAACACTTGGTATATTGGAGAGCTAGACCGCACAGCAGGCACAGATAGAGGTGCGTTTAGACAGCCTATGCTTGCAGATGCTAGTGATATGTATGTTTATGAGCATGAGGTTGGCTTTGACTATGGCACGTTGACGCCTTTTGCTGAAACTGGCCCATTTAGGATTGGCACTGGCGATAACGTCATAAGCGTAACTGAACTTATTCCAGATGAGAAAAATCAAGGCGATGTAAACGCTACGTTTAAGTCAAGGTTTTACCCCAATGGCACAGAGCGTAGTTACGGCCCCTTCTCTCTTACCAACCCCACAAGCGTAAGATTTACTGGCAGACAGTTGCGTTTGCGCGTTGAGGGTCAATCACTGACAGATTGGCGTGTAGGTATCAATCGAGTTGACGCGGTTGCCGGAGGGCGCAGATGACGCAATACGCAGCGCCAGAGCCTTACGGTGGTGATTGGAAAGATTGGGCAAGGCGTTTAAACGTGTTTCTCAATCGTACGCAATCTGCATTAGTTCAGCAAACAGGCGGTGAAAGCGCAAAAGAAAACGGTTATCTGATGTTTGACCGTTCTACTGTTAAGCCAGTAATTAGCCAATCTGGTGCATTTAAAGAAGTTGTTGTTAAGCAATCTGTGCCTGCAAGTAGTGTTGGCGCGTCTGGTGATACTGCCGGCTTGGTAAGTTGGGATACGAATTACATTTACATCTGCACTGCAACCCATGATGGAAGTACAAACATCTGGAAGCGTGTTGCTCTTAGCGGAGGTGCGTTTTGATGCATCCAGAGTTTGAGCGTTGCAAACCACACATAGAAGCAGCCCTAAAGTATAGCGGCGGTACGCATGACATAATTGATATTTACGAAGGTTTATACAAAGGCACTATGCAATTATGGCCTGCTGAGAAAAGCTGTTTGGTTACAGAGATCATAAAATATCCAAAGAAAAAGGTGCTCAATATTTTCCTTGGCGGTGGCGATCTCACCGAAATTTTAGAAATGCATGAGAGCGTGATAAATTGGGCAAAAGAGCAAGGTTGCACTGCATTAAACATGACAGGCCGTTTTGGTTGGAAAAAACCATTAGCAAAGCATGGATGGGAACCAATGCATACCAGTTACGTTAAGGAGATATAAATGAGCAAGGGTGGATCATCTACGAGCGTTGAAATCCCAGACTATATAGAAAACGCTGCACGCAATAATCTGCAACGCGCAGACTTTGTGAGCAAGCTTGGTTATGTGCCACAAAGCTTTGGCCCTACAGTTGCAGCTTTCACACCTATGCAGCAAAGCGCGTTTGGCAATACGGCACAAGCGGCTAATGCGTTTGGCTTGGGTGCGCCAGTTGGTGCAGATGTTTTTGGTGGCATGGGCGAACCAACGACTTATGCAGATGGCATACGCGCATACTCTGCTGCGCCTTTGTTTAATCAGACAATGGATGAATTTGCGGCGGCACGTCCTGGGCAGTTTAACGCAATCAACAGCATGTTTATTGATCCGTTTGGCTATAATCCCGCAGGCACTTTTGATATGGGGTCGCTTGTAGATATAAACTCTACACCAGTAATTGATGACACAACGACCACGACTACCACTACCTCAACTGGCGGTGGTGGCGGCGGCGGTGGCGGCGGTAGCTCTACTACCCCTACAAACGTAATAGCAACCGTTCCAGTAGATGAGCAAACAGGTAACTTTTATCAAGACAATCAACTATTTAACCCAGATATAAATTACGACGATGCTTTTGTTGCAAGCAATAATCAAATTGTTGGCGTGCTAGATCCAACTGATGAGAGTTTAGCAATAGTAAACGAGGCTTATGGGATAGACCCTAGCTTTTACACAGACAGCCCAATCTATTCCGCAAGTGATTTTCCAGTTGGTTCGTCGGCTACTGCAACTGATTTTACCGTATATTCTGATGATAATAACAACAACACGGCAACTAACCAGTTTGGTTCTACTGTTTCCGTAGGTTATGGCGTGGGGCAAGTTGACCCTGCGTTAGCCGCTGCCGCGGGATATACTAGCTCCCCCGCCCCTGGCGTAATTGGTAATAACCCCACTGGCGAAAACAGTATAGCGCAGACAATAGCAAACTTAGTTACGCCTTTTAATGACACTACATATCAAGGTGGTATTTTACAAACAAATGAAGCAGCAGCAGCAAAAGCCGCAGAAGAAGCGGCTGCAAAAGAAGAAGCAAGACTTGCTGCTAAGAGGCGCAGAGATGCAAGAAAAGGCACTGGCGCGTTTGCCAAAAGACCGCAAAAAACTGGCGTTGGTGGCAGAAACATAGGCGGTAGATGATGAGTAACACACAGAGGATATTATAATGGCAGGTCAAGGACAAAAAGGCGGCGGTCAAGTACAGCCAGTGACAATGCAAGCGCAAACAATGCCTACACCTCCTACTGGCTTCAACGTCAATCAAGCTGCTTCAAGAGGTTTGCAAGGCGCATTAGGCGCAACACAAGCAGCCGTTGCAGCCCCGCTAAATGTTGGCGCATACATGAACCCATACACGCAGAACGTCATTGACACTACGCAAGCTGATATTGAGCGACAAAGGCAAATGGCGATTAACAACATGGGCGCAGCCGCAACAAGAGCAAATGCGTTTGGCGGCTCACGACAAGGCGTTGCGGAAGGCATCACCAATGCTGAATATGGCAGAGTAGCAGCTAACGCTTTAGCACCGATGCGTCGTGATGCTTTTAACACTGCCATGAGCAACGCAATGACTGACAGAAGCCAACGTTTAGGCGCAGCTAATCAGCTTGGCGGGTTGGCTAACCAAGCATTTACAACTGGCCGCACAATTAACCAAGACATGATGCAGCAAGGTATTATGCAACAGGCATTGCAACAGTCGCTAATTGATGCAGCGCGGCAAGACTTTGCAGGCTACTCAAACAGCCCAATGCAAAGCCTATCACCAACCATTGCAGCATTAGGCGCAGCGCCAGTTCCACAGTCAAGCACAACACGACAAAACCCCGGCATACTTGGTATTCTTGGCGGTTTGCTACCATTTTTCTAGGAGTTAAACATGGTTCAACAAACAGGATTGCTTGGTAACTTTGGCCAGAATATGCAGCGTGGGTTTGGGCGCATAGGTGATGCGATTACCGGCAAAGACCCAAACGCCAGAGATCAGTTAGCAATTGCTTTGATGAGCTTGTCTGGCAATCCACAGCAAACACAAGCGTTGCAACAACTTGCGGCAAATAGAATTACAGAGCGTCGCAAACAAGATAAAATCAACAAAACAGCAGATTTTTTAAGATCGCAAGGTTTGGGCGGTGCAGCCGGTTTAATGGAAGCAGGGATTTTTACTGGTTCAGAGGCAATAAATTTTAGTCGTGATCAACGCAAAAGAGAGTTAGCAGAGCAAGCCGCAGCGTTAATTAAGTCTGGCGACACGCAGGGAGCAATGGCTATTCTTGCTGAAATAAGCCCTACAGCCATTGGACAACAACTTGCAGCAAGATTAGGGCAACCAGGTTATGAAATATTGGGTGGTGGCAAGTATACGTTATTCAGACCAGGTGACGGAAGTGCTCCAACTATAACACCTAATCAAAATGTAATAGATGCAGAAAGAGAAATAGCGCAGAAAGACAAGGTTGCTAGAGGGTTGCCGACTGTTACACAAAAAGCAGAAGATGCAGACTTTGAGGCAATTCAATCATTAGATTTCTTAATACAAGACGCAAATGAAATTATAAAAGATTTTGGCTATGATGCAGAAACTAACAGTTTTAAAGGCCCATTAAGCATTGGTGTTGATGGTTACTTATCTGGTGCATTAGGCAGTTTTGGTGTTGGTGAAGAAAATATTAAAATTTCAAAAGCAAGAGATCAGTTTGACCGGTTTAAGACAAGGTTAATTAATACAAGTTTGCGTTTAAACAAAGGTGTTCAGACTGAGGGCGATGCTCAAAGAGCTGCAAAAGAATTGGGAGACGCACGAACTGAAGCAACTGCTTATGCAGCAATGATTGAGTTGTTGCAAATTAATGAGAGAGCTAGAGCAGCAAAAGCGCGTGCAATAAATGACCGTCGTAAAAGGCTTGGGTTTCCTGCAACTGAAATACCCGACACTCCAGAAATTCCTAGCTTAAATTGGAGTCTTAAATAATGATCATTGTTATTGATGGTATTGGCGAAGTTGAAGTTGATGACGCTTTCAAAAATCTAACTAAGACACAGCAAAATATTTTTGTTGATCAGATAAGAGAGCAAGTTAGAGCCGGTGCAAAAAATAAACAAGATGCAGATAAACCTGTTGAAAAACAGCGTGGGAGAGCCTTTGCACAAGGCGTTTTTCTTGGTTTTGCAGATGAGTTAGAGGCTGCGATTAGAAATCCTGTTAGCGCGTTAGGTTCTGCTTTAGGTCTTTCTGAGGGAAAAAGTTATAAAGAAAACTTAGATGTAATTCGTAAAAAATTAGACAGCTATAGAAGTGCAAATCCATTAGAGGCATTAGCCTCTGAAATGGCGGGCGCAGGTGTAACAACACTTGGATTAGGAGCACTTACAGCAGGCGCAGGCGGCGCGGCAACGGCTGCTGCAACATCATCGAGATTAGCACCATTGGTTGCACGAACTGCCGCGCTTGGCGCAGGCGAAGGTGCAGTAGCAGGTTTTGGTGCGGGTGAAGGTGGCTTTTCAGAGAGAGCAAAGACAGCAGCAACTGGCGCTGCAATTGGTGGTGCGCTTGGAACAGCGGCACCTTTAGCAGTGCAGCAAGGCGGCAAATTAGTGCGCAGAGTTGGTGATACGCTAGGCGTTGGCGGTCAAAAACGTGCAGATGCATTTGCAGAGCGAAAAGTTTTAGAGAATTTAGACAGAGATAATTTAACACCAGACACAGCCTTAAAAAGCCTTAAAGAAGCGCAAGACTTGGGAATTGAAGATATAACCATTGCTGATTTAGGTGAAAATTTGCGTGGCAGTGGTTGGAGAGCGCAAATTGTACCTAACAAGCAGCGTCAAAAAACAATTGATCAATTTGATGAAAGAAAAACCAGACAAGCTGAACAAATTACAGAACAAGCCAAAACGCTTTCTAATACAACAGAAGATACTGGCTTAACTTATTTAGACAACTTGACTGAGAAAGTGCAGCGACAAGCAAGACCTGCATACAAAAAAGCATATGAAGTTGAGTTAGACGCTGCACCGTTTGCAAGTATGGCAAAAAGTAAAGTCATCCAAGACGCTTATAAAAAAGCTGTTGATATTGCTGACATTGATCCAGATTTCGACATTTCCAATATGCCTAAAGATTTAAGTAAGTTTTTTGGTGATGAGATGAAAGGTGGCGGCTACGTTGGTATGCCAACTGAGGTTGCCCATGAAATTAAAAAAGGTCTCGATGTTTTAATAGAAAACGAAAGCGAGGCAATAACCGGCAAATTAACAAAACGAGGCGCTGCACTTAATAAATTAAAAAATACTTGGAATAGAGAAATAATAAAACAAAACGACGCTTACCGAGTAGCTAATGAGCAATTTGCAGATAATGCACGTTTAAAAGATGCTTTTAAGTCTGGTTTTGATTTTACAAAAATATCAGAGCAAGAGCTTGTTAAAAAAGTAAGTAAAATGAGCGCCCCAGAAAAGGAAGCTTTGCGTGTTGGTTTAGTAAGCCAGATTGAAGAATTAGCTTCAAAAACTGGTGATGCTACAAACTTTGTTAAAACCGTATTTGGCACACCTCGTAAACGCGCTGCATTGCGTTTGGCTTTCGATAATTCTGAGCAATTTGCAAGATTTGAAAAAGCTATAAAGTTTCAAGTAGATAAAATGAAAACTACTAGAAAAGTTACTGGTGGTTCTGAAACAGTAGAGCGCAAGGTTCAATTAGACGATGGCGGTATGGATGCGTCAAGCGTGTTGAATGTTGGAACGCAAGCATTTTTAGGAAATATTCCAGGCGCAGCAATGTCAGGCGCTCAAAGGGCCGCTTCACGTTTGCAAGGTTTAAATGAAAAAAGTGCGGGTCGTATGTCTCAAATGCTTTTTGAAACTGACCCAAGGATGCAGCAAGGTATTCTTAACCAATTGCAGCAAAGACAAATTTCAGACGCAGAAAGACAGCGTAGGCTTTTAAGGCGTCCAGAAGTCTATTCAGGATTTCTAGGCGCAACAAGTGGGCTTTTAGCAGGTCGTGATTAAGTAAGGGCAAAGCATGGAAATACAACCTAAAACAGAACAAGAAATATCTGCAATTGTCCAAGACGCTATGCAAAACGCAGTTGATTTTGTTGAAAGTGAAATAAGCGACACAAGACTAAAAGCGCAACGATATTACGATG